CCGGAGGGCTACGGATCTGGCGTGATGCTGTGGACGAAGCCGATGCCGTATGTGTGGGACGAATGGATCGAGCGCGGCGCGCCGCAGCACCCGCTCGGCGATCAGGGGTGGATGGAGCAGGCCGTACCGAACGCGCATCGCCTGCAGGACGTATTCCCCGGCAAGTTCGTTTCGTACAAGGTGCATTGCCAAGAGCGCGACGAGGTGCCGGAGGGAGCGGCTGTCGTGTCATTCCACGGCGCGCCCAAGAACGACGACTTCGCCGAAGAGCACTGGGTCACGAAGGCATGGAAGCGCGCGGCATGACCGACCTGGCCGAAGCTATCAAGCTGATCGAAGACCTGGATCACGTCCAGTCGATCAACAAGCTGCATTACTACAAGCCCTACCCGTGGCAGCTCCAGTTCCACAACGCCGAAGGGCTGGGCACGCCGGGCGTGCCGGCGGCGCAGCGCGCGGCGATCTGCGCCAACAAGATCGGCAAGACGACGTGCGCGGCGATGGAAGTGGCCTTCCACGCTACGGGCATGTACCCGGATTGGTGGAAGGGTACGCGCTTCCTGTACCCGCCCGAAATCCTCGTGTGCGGCCTGACGAACGACTCGGTGCGCGACATCGGCCAGCGAGAGCTATTCGGCGATCCGACCGACGAGAAGGCGCTCGGTACGGGTGCCGTGCCCAAGCTGAAGATCGGCAAGCGCCGGCCGAAAACGGGCGTACCGAACGCCTACGACTCGGTGCGTGTGCAGCACGTATCCGGCGGCTGGAGCCGCATCTACTTCCGCGCGTACGAGCAGGGCTGGAAGAAGTTTCAAGGGATCGCGTTCGAAGTGGCGTGGCCGGACGAGGAGCCGCCGATCGAAATCTGGTCGCAGCTCATCCGCGCCGGCCTGTCGCGCCGCGGCTCCATCATCTTCATGACGATGACCCCGGAGGAGGGCATGACGGAGGTCGTCACGCAGTTCATGGAGAGCCTGCAGAAGGGGCAGGCGCTCATCACCGCGACGTGGGACGACGCGCCGCACCTGACGCCCGAGATCAAGGCGCAGCGCCTCGCAGCCCTGCGACCGCACGAGCGCGACATGCGCTCCAAGGGCGTGCCGCTCCAAGGCGCCGGCCTCATCTTCTGCGTGTCGGACGAGGATTTGCTCGTCGATCCGATCAAGATTCCCGACCACTGGCGGCAGATCATCGGCGTGGACTTCGGCATTTCCACGCAGCACCCGTTCTCCGCGGCGAAACTCGCGATCGACCCCGACCTCGGCATCACGTACCTGACTGCCGAGTATCAGACGACGGAGGAGCGCGCGGCTGTGCACGTCGCCGACCTCAAGAACTGGGAAGGGTTCGACTGGATCCCGGTCGCTTGGCCGCATGACGGTGCGAACCGGGAGAAGGGGACGGGCGACGAGCTGCAGCAGACCTACCGCAAGGAGGGGCTGAAGACGCTGCTGCCCTGGAAAGCGACGAACCCGCCGGATGGCGCCATCGGCCAGAAGGAGGGCGAGGGCGGCAACTCGGTCGAAAAAGCAGTGCTGGCGATGCTCGACGACATGCTCGCGGGCAAGTTCAAGGTGTTCAGGACGTGCCAACGGTGGATGAAAGAAAAGCGCCTGTACCACCGCGACCTGAAGGGGAAGATCGTGCGGCTGCACGAAGACTTGATCTGCGCGTCGCGCTACGCGCACATGATGCGCCGGCACGCCGACAGCGCCGCGCGCCGTCGCGCCGTCGCGCGAGGCGCGGCGCGCGCGAGCGCGCAGCGCGCGCAAGGGATAAGGATGTGGGCCAGTGGCGGATAAGACCCTCGAATCCGAAGCGAAGACCGGCTCGACCGCGAAGGACGCGGGCGGCTCGAACGAAGTGAAGCCTCTCCCGAAGCCGACCAAGATCACGGCGAAGGACTGGCAGAAGGTCGAGACGCACCTGAAGGACGAGCTGGATCAGCGGAAGCAATCCGACTTTCGCAGGGCGGCCGAAGGGCGATGGAAGGAAGTAGATCGCCAGATCGCAATGAACCCGATGGTGAAGGTCAATCGCGACGGCTCGGAAGTCGATCAGGGGTGGCACAACGTCGTCGAGCTGGGGGAGCTTTCGCGCGCGTCGGAAAACATCTCGGCGGACGTGCGGCGCATCGTCTTTCCGCAGACGCGCTTCTGGTTCGAGGCGCATGCCGACATCACGGAATCCGTGCCGCTCGATGAGCAGACCGGGAATCCGCAAAAGCCCGTGAAACTCCAGGAGCGCGTGAACGGCCGCGTGCGCGCATTCATGTCGCAGCAGCACGCCGACTTCGGCATGAAGGACCGGATCGAGTTGTCGGTGAAGGAGGCGCTGCATCACGGGTCGTTTGTCGCCGAGGTGGACACCGCCGAGCAGGAGTTCGTCCACGATGCGGTGAAGGTGAAGAAGAAGAAGGCGCCGGTGTGGCAGCCGCATTCGATGTGGAACTGCTACCCGGACATGAGCCCGTCCGTCATCTCGACAAACATCTTTTACGACGGCTCGATGTTTATCGAGCGCTTCGTGCCGCGGCACCGCGCCGAGCGCATGGTGAAGGACGGCGGCGACGGCTGGATGCCGACGCAGTGGCGCAAGGTCAACAAGGACACGCACAAGGGCAAGGACGGCGACAAGATCAAGGACGTGAAGGTGACGACCTACTGGGGAGACATCTTCATAGACCGGGCCGACGAAACGCTCTACTACCCGAACCACAAAGCGGTGCTGATGAACGGGTCGATCGTCTACTTCGCCCCGAACAAGACGCCGTACCCGCCCATCATCTACCGCTGCTACGAGCGCAACGACGTACGCGACCCATACGGTACTAGCCCGATCCTGAAGCAGTCGCCGATGCAGACGCTCGGCTCGACGCTCGCGAACAAGATGGTGGACGGCATCGAGTTGAAGACGGAGCCGCCCATCGTCTATGACGGCAACGACCCCGACTTCGTGCTGAACGGCGGGCCGGTGATCGAGCCGGGCGCCAAGGTCTCGACCAAGGGCTCGAACGCCTTTCAGCAAGTCGAGATCGGCGATCCTGCCGTGGCGCTTGAGGGCCTGCAGTTCGTGCTGCAGGAGATGAAGGAAAAGCTTGGTCGGCCGGGCCGCCCGGTCGGCGATCGCGCGACGAAGGCCGAGGTGGTGAAGGCGGCGCAGGACCAAGAAGTGTCGCTCATCGACTTCATCGACAAGATGGAAATGTCGCTGCGCTCCTTCCTCTTCATGCAGCACGCGCTGAACCTCTCGGAGCTGGACCGCTATTCGTACTACTCAGCCGAGATGGAGGATCCCGACTTCCTCATCATGACGAAGAAGGATCTGCCGAAGGCGGTTCACTTCGAAGTGGTGGGCGCGCGCGGCGTGCTCGGTGAAGAGGAGCGCACGCAGAAGATGTCGGTAGTCACTGCGTTCGCGGCCGGCAATCCGATCTTCGCGCCGCTGATCGATCCGAAAGAGCTGCTGATCCAGATGTACCAGGACGCCGGGGCGAAGAACCCGGAGCGCTTCCTCGCGAACGCCGGTCAAGAGAACGTCGGCATGCTGAAGGCGCAAGTCGAGCAGTTGAAGCAGGGCATACAAAAGCTCGGCAAGCTCTACCAGGACGAGAAGAACAAGACGCAGGCCAAGATGGCGAAGATCCAGACCGACGCCATCCTTAAGGACCAGAAGCAGCGCGCGGAAGCCGCGGCGCGCGCTGACAAGCAGCGCCAAGAGCACGAGGACCGAGTGACGAAGATGCAGGCCGACTTCGCCGCGAAGATGGCCGAGATCAAGGCCGAGTCCATCGCCGAAATGCGACGGCTATTCGCAGAGATGATCACCGAGCAGAACAAGCTCTTCGTGCAGATGAAGGCGTCGGAAGCGAAGGGCGGCACTACGGTCGTCGATACGAGCGGCAAGTCGGTCGGCACCATCGAGGACGCTGTAAAGGAAATGACCAAGATGGTGCAGGCGCTCAAGAAGACCACGCCCGGCAAGAAGACGATCAAGTCGAAGAAGGTCAATGGCGAATGGCACACCGAAGTCACGGAACACTGAGATGAGGGAGAACTATGGCGGCCGGTGACGTACACGTAATTTCGAAATTCGTCGCGAACATGGCGAACCTGACTGGCGGGAAGTTCTCGAACACGATCAAGATGGGGATCGTCACGAACGCGGCGCCGCCGTCGGTGAACGACTCCGATCCTCGCTGGGGCGCTGGCGGCACGCAGAACTACTCTACGAACGAAGTGACGCCAGGGGGTAATTACTCGGCCGGAGGCATAACGCTCACGAGCCCGACGATCACGCACTCCGCGCCGAACACGAACCTGACCGTGACTAGTCCTATCTCGCTCGCGGCAAACGCATCGAACCCGACCGGCGCGTACTGGGGGATCTTCTACGACTCAACGAGCGCCGGGAAAGAAGTGCTCGGCTACATCGATCTCGGAGGTCCGATCTCGCTCGTGAACGGGCTCAACATCAACGTAAACGGATCGTCCTCCGGCACGCAAACGCTGCTGCAAGGCACGGCGACGTAGGGCCATGCTCCTCCGAGCGAACGTAGACGACCTCGAAGTAGTCACAGGCTCGGCCGCCGACATCCGGCCGC